TGATTATGTTGCAAAAAATAGATATTCAAGTGATAAAGCAGTTCTTGAAAGAGTAAGAATTGCTAGAAATCAACTAAATAGCAAATATGCAAGTGATATTCTTGGAAATAATATGCGAAGATATGCAAGTCAAATAGCACATGACAGTATTATGCAGTTTGATGGTCAATTTACTATGCACAAAGCCAATGAAGCAGGTATTACTCAATTTAAATATACAGGTACAAATATAACAACAACACGAGATTTCTGTAGAAGCAACTTAAATCGTGTCTTTACAGAGCAAGAAGCTAGAGATAAATGGGCAACAGGTTGGAAAGGTAAATCTGGTAGTGACCCTTTTATAAATCGTGGTGGCTATCGTTGTAGACATAGCTTTATTCCCTATGATTCAGCTTGGGATAATTTACTTGAAGAATAACCTAAATAAGACTAAATCTTGATAATATATATATTGACACAAAGGAGTGCATTATGGCTGACGAGCAAGTAACGGAAACACCAAAAGTAGAAGAAACAAAACAAGAAGAAGTAGTTCAAGAAACAAAAGAACAATCAACAAACAAACAACCAGACATTGATAAAATAGTTCAGGAAAGATTAGCAAGACAAAAACTTTCTATCATGAAAGATTTAGGTATTGAAAATTTAGAAGACGCAAAATCTGCTCTTGAAGAAAAAAAGAAAAAAGAAGAAGAACTTGCTCTTGAACGAGGTAAGTTTGATGAAGTCATCAAAAAGAAATCCCAAGAGTATAGTGAGAAGTTAAGTAAATTAGAAAGTGAACTCAAAAACGAAAGAATTGACAAACAATTAATTAACTCTGCTTCAAAAAATGGTGCAATTAATCCAGAACAAATCAAAGAACTTTTAAAAAACAATGTTCAACTTAATGCAGAGGGTAGAGTAGAAATACTTGATAAAGATAAAACACCAAGATATAACTCCAATGGTGAACTTCTTTCTGTTGATGAAGCAGTGCAAGAGTTTTTAACACAGAACGCACACTTTCAAAGCGCAACTCCCTCTGGGAGCGGAAGTGTAAGTAATGTGGGTAAGTCAGACACGAATAAGACTATAAACATTTCGGAACTAGACATGAATAATCCTGCTGACAGGAAACTCTATGCTGAACATAGAAAGCAAAGAGATAGTGTAAGCACGATTATCAATTTAAATAAATAATATCTATGAAAGGATATAACTATGGCTAATGAAACAACCTCGAGTACAGTTAGTGAACTGTATACCGAAATAGTAGCTGAAGCACAATTCGTCATTCAAGAGAAATCTATAATGAAGAATCTTGTGAAGAACTACGCAATCGCAGGTGGTGGTAAGTCAGTTGAAGTTCCTATTTATTCTGCGGTAAGTGCCGCGGCAGTAGCGGAAGCAACAGATTTATCTAACACTGCAATCAATCCAAGTTCTGTAACTATTACAGCTTCAGAAGTTGGTGTAATGACAACATTAACAGACCTAGCAAGAAACTCTGCGCCAAGAAATGTAGCCGCAGATATTGGTAGACTCTTTGGTGAAGCAATCGCAAAGAAAATGGATCAAGACTTAATTGCTCTTTTTGATGGATTTTCTACTGCCGCAGGTACAGACAGTGCAGTATTATCACCTGCCACTGTATTTAATGCCGCTTCAACATTGAGAGCCGCAGGTTTACCTGTTAATGAAACATATCTTGTAGTACACCCAAAGATCGCATATGACCTCAAATCTGGTCTTACAAATACTTTCGCAGGTTTAGATACAGAATTGTCAAATGAAGCATTAAGAAATGGCTTTATTGGTCAAATCGCAGGTATCAAAATCTTTGAAACAGGCAACATGGCAAACACAGGTACTGCAGGTGACTATAAAGGTGGAATGTTCCACAAAGATGCACTTGCTCTCGCTATGATGCAAGACATTAAGATTGAAACACAAAGAGACGCTTCTCTTCGTGCTGATGAAATCGTAGCAACAGCAGTCTATGGTGTTGGCGAATTACACGATTCATATGGTATTGAAGTAATTGCAGACTCATCAATCCAATAATAATACTTTTATGGGTGGGGTTAATCCCCCACCTGTTTAGAAAGGAATATTATGAAACTAACTAATGGAAAAAAGATTATTGAAAGACCACAAGCTGATTATGAAAGAAATAAAACTACATGGGCATTAAGAGGTTTTACACCTGTTGAAGATAAGCCTAAAGTTGATAAGGTAGACAAACCAAAGAAAAAGAAAGATAAATAATGGCAACCACAGAATTTTCAGTAGCATTATCTCATGTTCAAGAGTATCAACCAGATATTGCCACATATGGTGATGATGATTTTGACACTCAATTACAACACGCAGAGAATGATGTCATTAGACAAATTCGTGAGGAATGGTGGGAAAGATATAGACACACAGTAAGATATAAAGATATTACAAAAGTTACTTCTATTGAATTAGACAGTTCAAAATTAACAAATGCACAATGGGTTAGATGTGTAGTCTACAAAGCACTAGCAGAATATATAATGCCACAACTTACTAAATGGCGAACACCAGATGGTGAAGCAGACGCTTTCCAAGTGCAAATAGAATTTTACAGAGCCAAATACGCAGAAGAATTTAACGCAGTATTGAGAGATGGAGTAGAATATGATGAAGACTCTGATGGCTCAATATCAACAAGTGAAAAAGAGCCAATACACCATTTAAGATTAGTTAGATAATGGTAGCAAAAATTACCTTTACTGATAACAGTGCTGAGATAGCCAACGATTTTAGTATTTTAGTTAAAAAAATGCCACAACTTGTTCAAAGATCATTGGCTAAAGTCTCTGCGTTTGAAGTTGCTTCAATAAAAAATAGAACACAAAATAAAGGCATAGATGCATTTGGTAAAAAGTTTGCTCCTTATTCTAAAAAGAATAAAAGAGCAAGAAGAAAACAATCTGGTGTTGTTGATCTTACTGATACAGGGCAAATGTTTAGTGCTTTGACATTTAAATCATCAAGAAGTAAAGGAGAATTATTTTTTAGATCAAAGGACGCAACTGACAAAGCTTCATATCATGATTTATTTGGAGCAGGTAAAAACAAAGTTAAAAGACAATTCTTTAGAATAAGTAAAAAAGAACAATCACAAATACAAAAACAATTTAATGAATTAATACTAAAAGGATTAGGACTATGAGTGAAAGAGAAGATATAGCAAGTGATATCATAACAAAATTGACTGCAGTTAGTTCACCGATCACATTCAAAAAAATAACAAGAGAGCCATTTTTGGTTGAAGATTTATCAAATGCACAATTTCCTGCGATTTTTATTTCAACAAGTGATGAAACAAGAGAAGATTTTAGTATGGGTAGCAATAGTACAGGCAAAAGATCTGGTACTATTGATTTTGTATTAATTGGTTATGTAAAAGGAACTACATCAAATATTGATACTGCTAGAAATCAATTAGTAGAAGTTGTTGAAGAAACACTTGATAACGATATTACGAGAAATGGTAACGCTATAGATACACAAATAGTTGATGTTTCAGCTGATGAAGGTGTACTTTTTCCTATTGGAGCAGTAAGAATTGTGGTAAGAGTTTTATATGAATTTACAAGAGGTACTGCATAATGGCTAAAGATATAATAATGACAAAAGGAAATGATATTGTTTGTATCAATCCCAATAGCCTTGATAAGTTTTTGAAACTAGGCTATGTTCAAGAATCTTCTGAGGTTGAGAAAAAAAAAGTTGAAATGAAACCAAAAGAAGTTAAAAAAGAAGAATATAAACCTATTACAAAGGAGTAATATAAATGGCACATCATGGAAAAGAAGGTGTTGTAAAAGCAGGTAGTGATGTAATTGGATCAGTCACAGGTTTTTCAATCGACACCACAGCAGACGTTGTTGAAGATACAAGTCTTGGCAATTCTGCAAAAACATACCTAGCAGGTAGAACTGCATACAGTGGTTCAATAGACATGCACTATGACGAAACTGATACTGCACAAGAAACTTTAGACGCAGGAGCATCAATTAGTTTTACATTATTACCAGAAGGAAATACATCTGGTGACCAATCATTCGCAGGTTCAGGTATTATAACCTCAATGTCAGTTGGTGTATCACTTGATGGAGTAACTACAAGAACTGTTGCTTTTCAAGGCACAGGCGCATTA